TCCCCTGACGCAACTGCTGATCAGGTATCAGTACGTAGCCAGATGGAAAAGATCCTAAGAGATCTTAAGTTCAATGAGCAAGGCTATGCTTTGTTGCCCTCTGATGTATATAGAGACATAGATGGAAAACCAACCAACCAAAGAATTGTGGACATTGAACTTATTACAAGTAATGGCTCTCGCAACATTGATATCAATCCTATCATCAGCCGCTATCAGCACGATATTGCTAGGAGCGTTATGGCTGAGTTCTTGATGTTGGGTGCAGGAGCAAATGGCTCTTATGCGTTAAGCAAATCTAAAACTGACTTGTTCCTACGTTCTATGGAGAGCTATATCAACTCTATCTTTGATGTATTGAATAAGCAGTTAATTGAACCACTCTGGCATATCAATGGACTTAACTTTGACCTTATGCCAAAGATCTGCGCTGGTGATGTTGCTCCACATGATCTACGTGAACTTGGTAGTTACCTACGTAACTTGAATGGTGCTAACATAGATCTGAGTGATCAGGACGACATTGTGAATGCTCTGTTAGCTAACGCAGAACTTCCACCTAAGAAAGTAGCAGAAAATGGCAACTCTAGCTAATGCTGTATTCGATAGTGGCCTATCGACACTTACAACAAACGGTACACGAATTGATATCTGTTCTACAGAGCCTACTACCTATACAGAGGCCACCTCTACCTATACATTAGGTACAGATACAATTACCATTGGTTCTCCTGCAGATCGTACAGGGGGTGGTCGAGAGGTAACTGTCTCTGCTGTATCAGACGCAAGTGTTACAGGCTCAGGCACCGCTGCATATTATGCTATTACAAATGGTAGCACAACTCTGTATGCAACAGGGGATCTAACAACCTCACAAGTTGTAACTTCGGGAAATACATTTTCTTTAGGGTCGTTCACTATCGGTATTCCTGACCCAGCATAAAAGGGTTAGGTCATGTCCAGTAGGATATTACAGGAGAGTTCTGACCTACTTCTTACTGAAGCTAGTGAACCGATTATCAATGAGAACTTTATTGCCACAGATGGTATAATAACAGGTTCTCCAAGTGTTGCCACAACAAATATAAGTCAAGACCACAATTCAAGTCCTGCTAATATCTCTACAGGCAATTCTGTATTAGCCACTACAGCTATTACACAAGGCCATAGCTTAAACTCTGCCTCTGTAGCTACAAACCCCCCAGACCTTGCTACAACGAGCGTAAGTCAAGATCACAACTTAACTCTTACAGTTATTGTTTCTGGTCAAGTTGTAATTTCTACTGCAGGTCTTACTCAAGGCCATAGCCTTCAAGTAAATAGTATTGTAACTGGCTCTCCTGTTGTACCTTCTGCAACAGCTACAGAAGCAGAAAACTTTAGCGTTACGTCTCTTGTAACAGGTACACCAAGTCTAGGCCAAACAACCTTAACACAGGCCCATAGCCTAACAGCGGGAAATATCATAACTCCTTTCCCTGAGTTGGAAAGCGCAGATGATCCCAACGCTGTTGTAATCCAAGAAACACAGGAAATAGAGCAAATGTTAGGAGGTTGGTCGAGAAGAGCTTACGAAGTCCCTGATGGGAAACTTGTTCAAGCTGAACGTGAGATCCAGCAGACTTATGGAGATAAAGTCTCCATTGATCGTAAGGCTAAGTCTCTTATCAAGTTTGGACGTTCTGCTTCATTAAGTACAAACACCCTTGAAACTGTTTGGACTGTTGGTCAAAACGAAAGTTACGTTACAGATAACACTATTTCTTTTGTGTCTTCCTCTTCTGCCTCTGATACACAAGAAGTTATCATTGAGGGACACACCCTAGCTGATAATAAGTTCACTTTTGTCGTACAGACAGCAACTTTAAATGGACAGAATGCTGTATCTCTAACAACAGACCTTGCGCGTGTTTCACGTATGTACAATAACAATGGTACAGAGTTAGTAGGAAGAGTTGTGGTTTATGAGAACACCACTATCTCAGGTGGCATTCCTACAGATGTTACAAAAATCCACATTGATATACCCCAAGGCTTTCAACAGTCCCTAAAAGCTGCCACAACCTTTAGCAATACTGATTATTATATAATGACTGGGTTTTATGGGGCTGTAAGTTCCAAAACCAGCGCAGCAGTTGATTTTTATGTCGAAATCAGGGAAGTAGGTAAAGTATTTCTTCCAAAAGGGTGTTTTACAGCATCTTCAACTGGAGGCGGTTCTAACATTATCTTAGACCCTGCAATCATCGTACCAAAGAATGCAGATGTTCGTGTAAGAGTCGAAACTCCAACCAACAATGCCATAGTATTTGGTATCTTTAAAGGTTATATAGCTAAGGTACTTTAATGCCCTATTCTCGTAATTCAGAGCTTCCAAAAGCAGTGAGGCAAACCGTGCCAGAGGAAAAACATACACAGTTTCGTCGTGTCTTTAATTCAGTCTATGCAGACACCAAGAGTGAGCAGAGAGCTTTTGCTGCTGCTTGGTCTGCAGTAGAGAAAAGACAGATGGATGAGGACTTATTTACCAATCCTGCAGAAGCTCGCACAAGAGCCAGAATGATGGGACTTGGTGAAGAAATCCATACACACTTTATGAATGGTCAAGCCCTCTATATGCCAGCAGCTACGCATGAAGCGTACATGGAATACTATAATGAGCTTGGAGATATAGAAGACAAGGAAGAGCCTGATGATTTGCTTTCTAGGGTCTTGACCGCTATCATCCAAGAGATCACCAAAGTGGACATGTCTACGCTGGAAAGCAAGGCAAGCGACCACAATAAAAAACATGGGGGTAAAGGTAAAGTAACTGCTTCCACCTTACGTCAGGTTTATGACAGAGGTATCGGTGCATACAAAACCAACCCCTCTTCTGTAAGACCTAACGTGTCCTCTAAAGAACAATGGGCTATGGCACGTGTCAACAACTTCTTACGTACTATTCGCACTGGTCGTTTCCGTAGCGGTAAACACGATACTGATTTACTCCCTACTAAACACCCCCTGTCAACAAGAAAGAATGACGTGTGGGATGAGAGTGAATTGCCTACCCAAGCAGCCATTGATAAAGCAGACAGACCTCTAAACAAACCATTCAGACTGCCTTCTGGATCAAGCAAGAAGTTTGGTGTTTACGTCAAAGATGGTGATAAAACCAAAAAAGTAACTTTCGGTGATCCTAACATGGAGATACGCCGTGATGATCCCAAAGCCAGAGCCAACTTTCGTAGTCGTCATTCGTGCGATACTGCAACTGATAAGACAACTGCGAGATATTGGTCTTGTCGTATGTGGGAGAAAGGTGCCACAGTGAGTGATTTAACTAAAACAGAAATTGAGGGCAAGATCCTTAAGGCAGACGAAGAGCAACGTATTGTCTATGGGTGGGCCTCTGTCATTACTGAGAATGGTGAACGTGTTGTTGACCGTCAAGGTGATGTTATCGAAGCTGACACACTTGTGAAAGCCGTAAATGATTTTATGGAACATATTCGTGTTGGTAAAACAATGCACACAGGTAAAATGACAGGGCGTGTAATTCACTCTCTGCCTATCACCAAAGAAATCGGTGAGAGCCTTGGCATACAGAGTGACCGTGAAGGATGGGTTGTAGCTTACAAAGTCTACGACGATGACGTCTGGGATAAGGTCAAATCTGGAGAACTTGCGGCCTTCAGTATCGGTGGTCGTGCAATCAAGGAGAAACTAGAAGATGCATCTTCTTAAGCAACTTGAGCTTGACGAACTATCTTTGGTTGACCGTCCTGCGAATGCGTCTGCCAAAGTTGCTCTGTTCAAGCGTGATTCCGAAGAGGAAAATATGGAAAAAGCATACAAAATGAGTGATGCCGAAATGGAGGAAATGGACAAGATGTCTGATGACCTCAAGGCTAAACTTCGTGGCTACATGGATAAAGGTTACACTTTCCCAGAAGCTAAGAAAATGATGGACGAGGATGATATGAAGAAAGCTGACGAGGATATTTCTTTGGAAGCAGAACTTATCGCTCTGAAAGAAGAAAACGAAAGCCTACGCAAAGAGCTAGGTGAAGTCGTTGAGAAAAAAGAAGAGATCGTAGAGACGATTGAGGTTAATGGAGAGATGGTCGTAAAGGCTGACATTCCAGAGCCTGTCTTGAAAGCTCTTGAGGAAGCTAAAGTTGAAAAGCAGATGATTGAACTGCGCAAGAAAGCTGAAGCTGAATTACCACACTTTGACGTTGAAGTAGCTATGTCGCTGCTTGATGTTATTAAGGGTGATGCAAAAGTCCTAGAGGCACTTAAGGGCGCAGACGCTGCCTTTGCTGCTGCTATGGATGAAGTGGGAGAGAAAGTTGTCGAGGCCGACATGTCTGATCCACAATCTAAATTAGACAAGATGGTAGACGCCTATGCCGAAGAGCATAAGGTCAACAAATACGCTGCTTTTGATGCCATCTCTAAAACAGCAGAGGGTAAATCCCTTATCGCTAAAACTTATGAAAAGGATGAGTAATCATGGCTGTAACACAATCACGTGACACACGCTCACTAATTGCTGGCGAAGATTTGTCGTCTTCTCAGTTCAAATTCGTAACACTGGAATCTGATGGTCAAGTTGACCTAGCAGACGCTGCAGGAGAGCGTTGCTTTGGCGTTCTTGAAAATGACCCAGCATCAGGTGAAGAGGCAACTGTTGTTGTTTCTGGTCAAACTCGCATCACATGTGGCGGCACTGTTGCTGCTGGTGCGCAACTTCAAACAGACGCATCTGGTGACGCTATTACAGCAGCATCAGGAGATGTTTCTATGGGATACGCAATGGAAGCTGGCGTTGACGGTCAAGTCATCGCTATGGAGCTTATCCAAGGCGGCAACATCCTAGCGTAACCTATAGATAGGAAGGAATAACAACAATGCCCATGCTAACCGCCTCACAGGTACATATTGATCAGCCATTAACAAACCTGACAGTAGCGTACCTACAATCACAAGACAACTTTATCGCTGATAAGGTTTTCCCAAACGTACCTGTTGATAAAAAGACCAACAAGTATTACATCTATGACCGCGAGAACTTCTTCCGCAATGAAGTTCAGCCTCGCGCTCCACGTACTCGTTCACAGCGTATCGGTATGTCAATCTCAAACGCAACGTACACTTGTGACGTGCGGTCTTTGTCTACAGACTTTGACTTTGAGACACTGGCAAATGCTGACACTGCTTTGGATATTCGTCGCGGTGCATCAGAAATGCTCACACATAATCTCTTGATTGACCGTGAAAAGCGTTTCATGTCTACGTTCTTTGGAACAAGCATCTGGACAACTGAGTACACTGGTGTTGCAAATGCTGACAACGACACTGCAGCAGAAGTCACACAGTGGGATGACTACACAAACTCAACTCCAATCGTTGACGTAACAACTGCTCGTCGTGCGATGCAAGTTGCTTCTGGTGGCTTCAAGCCAAACAAAATGGTTGTTACCCGTGACGTTCACGACACATTGGTCAACCACCCAGACGTTCTGGCACGTATCAACGGTGGTGCAACAGTTACTAACACCGCTTTGGTAACGCAAGCTAAACTTGCTGAGATCTTTGAAGTTGCAGAATACTACATCGTTGACGCGATTGAGAACACTGCAAAAGAAGGTCTTGCTGAGTCTCTTGCATTTGTAGCAACCAAGAAAGCTGCTCTCTACTATGCACCACAATCTGCAGGATTGATGGTTCCATCAGCAGGGTACAACTTCACATGGAACGAACTGGATAACGCATCTGGTTATGGTATCGACATTCGTTCTTACACAGGTGACTTCCTGCGTGTTGAAGGTGTTGCAGAGCTTCTTGAAGCTAACATGGCTTATGACCAAAAGGTTGTAGGTGCAGACCTTGGTGTGTTCTTCAACACAATCTTGTCATAAGGAGTAGGTGAATGACCCGACCACCTTTCCAATATGATAAGCCAGTCTTCGTGCGTAATCCTAGTGGATTGCTGATGAGTGGTAAACGCTATGCTAAAGGTGATCTCGTTCCTTGGAAGGAGCGGGGTCTCCCGAAAGCTAACATTGAACGTATGTACAATGAGCATCATCTTCACCACAACGAAGAACTGGAAACAACCCTAAAGCCTTCTGTCGGAGATGGTCTCACTGATATGGATGTAGAACAACTTGCAATCCTTGTTAAGACCATCAACGATAAAGTTAAGGCAAAAACTTCTAACGAAGCTGAGTACGACAGAAAGAAATGTCGTGTCTCTAAGATCAAAGATAAGCAAATCGGTTTCATTCGCTCTTGGCGGGGGAGACATGGAGACCTAGAGGCAGACTAATGGCTTGGACTTATGACGAAACTGATCTCGTAACGACTACATCATCAGGTAGGCTGAATGTCGTTAGACTTCTTATTGGTGATACTGATACGAATGATCAATTGATCAAGAATGAAGAGATTACTTTCGCCTTATCTGAAGCTAATGATAACGTCTACTTTGCGGGTGCTTGGGCAGCTAGTTCTATCGCTGCTAAATTCGCTAGAAGGGTTACTACAAAATTGGATGGGGCCTTATCATCAAATTACAGTGATTTGGCTAAACAGTATAAGGCCCTGTCTGCAGACCTTCGTGAACAAGGTCAGAAATATTCTATGACATCTGCAAGCCTACGTGCTGGTGGTATCTCAAATGCAGTTATCAAAGCTAACCGTAGATTGACTGATAGACCTGATTCAAGTTTTGCTAAAGGCCAGTTCGATAACCCCCCAACTGATGAACAATATATCAGGGACTATGAGTAATGTCGTTTCGGGCATACGATCTCTTAAATCTTGTAGGAGAGCATGGGCAAACGCTTACTCTTCGTAAGAAAACCTATGGTTCTTATGACGTGACCACTAGCACTGTATCTAGTACCACTTCAGATGACTATTCATTTACAGGATACTTCTATAATTATAGCCTTGGGGTGATTGACCCTGAGAATATAAACAGAGGTGTACGTAAATGCGTAATTCCCGCTCTAGGTCTTGCGGTTTCCCCAGACACAGAAGATGAGATCTTAGGGAATGGAAATACGGTTCATATCAATAACGTCCTCACTATGTTCTCTGATGGCACTGCTCTCTGCTATATTTGTGATGTAAGCGAATGATTAAATCTAGTGTTGAACTTGATAGTGCCAAGATTAATAAAAAACTCAAGCAACTTGAAGAGGTTGCTTTGGCTAGGGTAAAAGCTGAACTAGAGGATATAGCTGCATATACAACAAGTATATCTCCAGTTGATACAGGGGCTTTCGTGACATCTTGGTCATTTGAGACGGGTAAGTCAGGTAGACCAAGGGGTAAAAGTTCCCTTAACAAACCTAGAGGGCAGAGCGAAGCAGACATGCAGAAAAAGGGCAAAGAACAACTTGTTTCTGATATAAATCAAATTCCCGATTTAAAATCTGCAAAAACCGTGACTTTAAG